TGGCGTTTCTGACGTTAGAGATAGAGGTGATGGATTTGGAATTAGTGGAACAATTGCTGGAACCAGAGCATTTGTAGGTCATGGTAGAGCTGGATCAACAGCAACACCAGGAACTGCAACTACCATGGCTGCAGCACCCACCCCAGGAGCAACACCAGCAGCAACACCAGGAGCAACACCAACTGCACCCGCTGAAGTTGCTGCAACACCAGCAGCAGCAAACAATGGTGCTGGTGTTATGCAAGCATCTGCACAAACTTCTGGTGCTGTATTCCAGCAACCTGTCACTGTGATCAATAATTATAATGTTGCTGGTGGCAGAGGAGGTGGAGATGTAACTCCAAATACTCTGGGTGCTGGTATGTCTATGGATGACATGGGTCTTTCTTCATTCTCACAATTAAAAATTAGATCATTAGGATAATGGCAGAACAATTTCAAAATTCTACAGATTTTTCTCTCAAAAGTGTTGCTATTGCTAGATTGGGAGAAACAAATGGTTATGACATCAAACAACTGGTTAATAGTTTCTCTTATGTTGAGAGTATAACTAGTCCATTTGTGGCAGCAACTTTAGTTGTTGTTGATGGCACTGGATTTCTTAATGGTCTTCCAATTCAAGGTGGTGAGACTGTGGTTGTTACTGTTCAAACAAGTTCTAATAGTGAACCTCAAGAATATACAATGGTTGTTTGGAGAATTGCCAATAGAGGAAATCAGGGAAAAACTCAAGCATATACATTGGGATTAGTTTCTGTTGAAGCACTTAATAATGAATGTACTCGATTAGTAAAACCTCTGAGTGGAAAACCAGATGACATTATCAAGAAAATGCTTCGTGAAGATTTGAAAACAGAAAAAGATTTTTTCCCAGCAAAAGCAACAACTCAGTTCTCTGTCAAATTACTTCCAGTAAATAGAAGACCATTTGATATTATATCTTCATTGGCAGTAAAGAGTGTTCAATCTGGAACATCAACGTCTTTTGATACGGCTTCTGGAAGTTCTACAAAAAATGAAAAAGATACTGTTTCTGGCAGTGCTGGATATTTTTTCTGGGAAAACAAGCGAGGATATAACTTCTTTTCTGTAGATAGTCTTTTAGACCCAGACTCTGAAGATGTTCCTATATGGGGTGAATATATTGAGAAACCAGCAAATCAAAGTGATGGAGCAGATGAGAGATTTACCATTGCGTCTTCAACTTTTGCTTCAGAAGCTGATATTATGTCCTCAATGAGAATGGGTAAATATTCATCTTTAATGGTTTTCTTTAATCATGCTACTGGTCAATATCATGAATATCATTATAGTGTCAGAGATGCTTATAAAGACATGAAGCATCTAGGTGCTCAAAACACTCCATCTTTAATTAAATTTGAAAATAAAGATATTTCAGATTATCCAACCAGAATTATTTCTGGTTTACTTGATCATGAATCATGGTATAATGAACCAGGAATTGCATCTTATGAAGAAGAAGATGGGTCTGATAGTCCAAGTGAATTTTGCGATTTTCATAAACATTTTGCTGCACAATCTCTTATGAGATATGAATTATTGAAAAACCAAATGGGAACGGTTGTTATTCCTGGAAATTCTGAAATTTGTGCTGGTGATAGAGTTCGCATTAAATTAGTAAATAAGATATCTACAGAAGAAGCAAAAACTAAACCATACGATGAGGAAAGCAGTGGAGTTTATTTAATTGAAGAGGTTACTCATGAATATAGTAGAACTGAAGGAATGAATGGAAGGTTTATAACAACATTAAGATTAATGCGAGATTCTTATGGTGATGTAGAATCTAAACATGGCAACTAAATAATGTATACGGAGGTAACTAAACATGGATAGTATCGAACAACATATTGAAGCAGACAAAGAGGAACTTGCTAATCCTCAACTCTCACCTCAACGCCGTCGTCATATTGAAGGTGAACTAGAAGAACTGGAAGCATACGCAGAGCGTCATCCAGAAGATCATCACGATCCTTCATCTCTGGAACTATACTGCGACAATAATCCAAGTGCTCCAGAGTGCTTAGTATACGATGATTGATTGATATGGATAATATTATATCCAGCCTAATCCCAACTCAGAGAATTGGTGCCGATGGGTTTCAATGGTGGGTTGGTCAAGTTGAAGGAACTGCCTCTGAAGAAGTAAACAATAAAGGTGGTTACAGATGCAAAGTGCGTATTGTAGGAGATCACCCTGGTGATAAAGAACTCCTAGATACGCCAGATTTGCCATGGGCAACTATGATGATGCCTGTGAATACTCCATTTATTCCTGGTAATACAGGTGGTGGACACCATCAACTTGAGGAAGGATGCTGGGTAATTGGATTTTATCTAGATAGCGAAAAGCAAAAACCAATTATTATGGGGTCAATTGGCATGACCCCAGGTGCAACTAAAGTATTTGTAGAAAGAACAAGCACAACACCACCATTCACAACAGCAATTCCTCAAATTAACGAGGCAATTGATGGAGCACCAATTCAACAGAAAGGTGATGCATCTGCTTCTACTACAGCATCAGATACTGCTCAAAGCAGTAATGATACTGGAACGGGAAAGAACACTGCAACTGGTGGATTATCTGATGGATCAAAGGATGGAGAAGGTAACCCTAGAGTTAATACTCCAGCAAGAAAAACACAAGGAATTAATGACGAAGATTGGTGTCAAGCAGTAGCAGAGAAATGCACCAATCAAGATCTCAACGAGCAAATGACCATTATTATGGGAGAGTTTCTCGCTGAGGTTCAAAACAATAATGGAAATATTGGAACTTACTTAGTCAACTCTGCTACTGGTGGTATTTTCGATGGTATTGAAACTGCCAGGAAATACACCAACAAAGCAATTAGCGTAGTTGAACACTTCATTGCAAAAGTGAAGGGTTTCATTATTGATAAGATGTCAGCAGCGGTAAAGGATCTTATCAATGCACTGATGTATCCATCAGAAGAAGGAAATATCCTAACACCAGTAACAGAGTGGTTTAACGATCTACTAAAAGATCTTGGATGCCAGATGGCAGATCTTGGAGATCGATTAGCAGAATGGTTGACGAATGTTTTGATGAGTTATGTGGAGCAGATTTATAAGGCAATTGCTTGTCAAATCGATGCCCTTGTTAATGGTATTATCTCCAAAATAAAAGAGTTGATGGAGGAGTTATTTGATAACATTCTTGGTCCACTTCAGGATATCTTGGGAGCGATTGCGGAACCATTGAATTTGATTGGCGGAGCGATTGATTATGTCCTAGATCTGCTTGGTATTTCTTGCTCTGGTCCAAATACAGAGTGCTCTAAGTATAAGTCAAAGTGTACTACGGGCGAAGAGAAGAAAGATGGAGATGAGGATTTCTTAGATGGTCTCCTAGCAGGAATTGATGATTTATTCCCAGCAACTGGTGCAGATTATACACAATATGTTTGCGATGAAGCATATGAAGGAAATACTCTGGATGTCACAACTGTAGGATTTACTGGTGGTGTTCCATTACCAGCAAGTGCTAGTGGCAATTCCAATCAGAACCTAATCACATTTAATATCGAAGACGTTGAAATTGAGGAAGGTAAGAAAGGTTACATTACAGTAACTAGAACTGGAATTGATGATATTTCAGCTTCTGTTAAGTATAAAACTCTTGTAAGTAAGGGTAGTGCCACTGTAGGAGAAGATTACTTAGAGGTATCTGGAATTCTTGGATTTGCTCCAGGAGAAATTGCAAAGAACATTGAGATCACCACTCTCTATTCTGAAGAGAGTGAAGGTGAGGAATACTTCTTTATTAAACTGGAAAAGAATAGTCCATCTAAACAAAGTGGTATTAAGGTAAACTTTGTCAAGAACATTGGAAAATGCACGATCACTGAGAATGATCAAAATCCATATAAGTCTACTCCAAAGGATCCTATTAATGGTCTCAAAGAGACTTTCCCAGAAGATGTAACTGGACTAACACCTCCAACAAATGCTACTGGTGGTGGTGAAGAAGATACTACCCCAACATATGCAGTATCTGCAGATAAACCTATTGTAAAAGAAGGTGAGTTTGTTGTGTATACAATTGAGACAACAAATGTAGATAATGGAACAACACTATATTATAGTTTGACTGGTAAAGGTATTACACCAAATGATATCATTGGCAATACAACCAAGGGAAGTTTTGTTATCTCCAACAACACAGCAAAAGTCACAGTTGGTTTAGAAGATGATGGAGTAGTTGAGGAAGAAGAGATCCTCAAGTTCACTGTTAACGGAACTGGAGCATTTGTTGATGTTCTTGTCATTCCAAATGCCAGCACAAATACTGGTGATGGAAGTGACGACCTTGGAGACTTTGATATTGGTGAGGGAGAAACTCCAGAGAATGCTTTCCTTCCATTCCAAGTTCCAACTGTAGATAGCACTAAGATTATTACTGATGCTGATGGTGGAATTATCGAAATTCCAATTGATAATCCTGGCGATCCTTGGGCAGAAGCACCATATGTATTCATTGGTGGAAACGGCAAGGGTGCTGCAGCAACTGCTTTACTTGACAACAAAGGTTATCTA